TTCGGGGCTTGCGCCGGTTAGGGAGTCAAGAGGTTAATAATGGAAGGTTCCTAAAACTGTTTTAAAAAACATGGAATTATTGTTCACATGTTATCACCAACAGAAAGTGGTTGATTATGTGGGGGCGAGCCACATTTATTTGATATGGCCTCTGGCCATATCAAGTTGAAAGTGGTTGATTGTTGAACCCAGAGAATTTAAAAATTACTTTGTTCATAAAGTTCTTTAATTTGCCAAATACTTTAGCGTAATAAAATACGCTCCGTCGTCAACTTTAAACGCTACAATTTTAACTCCTCCTTTGTCACTCGAAATTTCATATGCTTCGTATCCATTTATGGTATCAAAAACGTAAACGATTCCTGGCGCTGTCTTAACGATATCTGGATCATCCAGTTGAAACTTGATGGCTGCCGCCAAATTACCGAAACAAAATGCTGCAAAAATGTTTCCATTTTCAATGTCATCGCTTGAAAAGAACCTAGGACCGTCGAAAGGCTGGAGAGAATTTAGTTCTAACTCTCCTTGTCTTGCATCAGACAGAAATAACATAAAGGCTTCCAACCCATGTACTATGAAAAACTTTCCACTTTCAGTGTTGAAGTCAGATATATTTTCAAAATAAGTGTTCATTATTTTCTTGTGTCCAATATCCTCTATTTTCGCCCATCTGTACGCCACCAATTGATTTATGTTGTACATGACTCTTGTGAAAAGATCCTTGGATGAAAAAATTATTTTACCATTTATCATGAAGACCTTATCTAAAGATTTGAAAGATGGTGTGGTCATTCCTGTTACAATCGTGTATTTAAATTTTGCATCTATCTCACACATGTCTCTCATGAATGTATTAATCTTTTCATTTCTCTCTTCTGATGTTCTACTTCGATAGAGTAATTTGGACACTCGATGCAAAACATATTCAAATAACGTTCTTGCAACTTTTCGGCTCTCGTTGTACTTTTGAATCGTACTTTCCAATCTTCTGACGTTTTCATTTATGCCGCCGCGATTGAACTGAGACCCGCCAATTTGGTTATGTGCTGATATATATATCCTTACTCTTATTCCATTAATATAACCTTTGAGATAATCAGATGCATTACATAAATAATCTTTGAAAGACGCCTTATTGTAAGTTAGTCCGTACACATTAATGAATTTATTAACTAATTCATTTGTGATGGGTGAAATCTCTGTATATCCTTCTTTTTTTTCTTTTTTACCAGAATCCCTTTCTTGAAATGGCGAATTGCCAAATGGTATACATAATGTTTCATCACTCTTCTTTTTTATAGGTAGTCGTAATGGATGAATAGGTTCTGTTATGATGGTAAAAAACGGAGGAGCAGATAAAATATCTTTTAATGTTCCCATATAGGCCCCAGAAAGGTCAGGAGTCCAAGAAGCATAGAGCATTCTAGTTTTACCACTTTCATCAATAAATTGTTCCTTGACTGTAAGACCGTGTTGATCTTTTAGAGTATATTGAAGTTGTGTATTCTGAGAGAAGCCCATATAGAATTCTGAGCGGATAGATGAAACAGAGTATTTCAAAATTAACTTTTCAAACAACGATTGTACAATTTTGACTTCATCGTCATCTTTATCAAATATGGTGACAACAGTTCCCTTTTTTCCCCCCTTCCTTGTCTTATCTTCGGTGTATTTTACTATCAACTCACATTGAGGATATGAAATTTTATCCACTTCACTACCCATATGTACATATACAAACACAACTTTGTCCCTCAACGGTCTCAAAATATATGGCCCGATGTCAGAATGTATGGGAACTGCAAGTTGACCCCCTGAACCATATCTTTGAATGGCTTCTCCAATTTGGTCAATTTCAATCGTGATGGTATTTGGTTGTGTTGTTTCGGTTACAAGAGTTTTACCCAAATTTCTCTCAAAAAGAAAGATTGACACATTGAACACGTCTTCGACTATTTTGATAAAACGTTTTGGATCAAAATATTGGTTAGACCTAATCCATCTTTTGACCAACCCGATGTCCAGATCAAACGTTTCTTGGCGCGAGACACCCACGTGTGGGTCTGAAGACATATTTTTTCTGAACGAATTAACATAATCAAGTCTTTCTTTTGGAGAAGTATTATCGAACTTCGTGTCTCCAATTGCTCTTGCGACTGCATCTATGAAACTATTGGGGCTGTAAATCGTTCCATATCTATAGTAATAATGTTCTTTGGGTACATCAGAATTTTTGTTTTTTGCAGAGTCAAAAATTTTTCCAATTGCAGAAGGCAACGTCCCAAATACCCTATTTGGGACTATTCTCGGAGTTTTATATAGTTCATGATCAGTCATATCTTTAGTGAGAGCCTCTCCTTTGTAGTAATTTCCATAAGGTGATCCACGTTTATGTTCTGGATTAGTTTTATAACAACAAGGTAGATATTTAAAGGTATCCTTATTTAACAAGTCATTTGGTTTGAGGCCAGGATATGGATGGTCTTTGTGATGATCACATGCATAGATTTTAGGGTCCAAATTGCCTTCATTGTTTATTGGGAACCGTATAGTTTGGTAACCTTCGTTGTTTAATATGCCTTCTTCCTCAAGAGAAACAATTCTTGGAGCTTTTGCACATTTTCTGGAATACAAAGGTAAAAATAATTCTGGTACTTCTGCAGCAAGACCTTTGTCTGGCATAACTTTTTTAACGACTTTCTTGACTGTTGTCTCTTCGTCAAACACTCCATCGTCTCTCGTTTCATTTATACCCAGGCCTCCTGGTGTTATCTTTGTATATAGGTTATAATATTTTAAAAGGTCATCGCTTTTTCGAAAATAGAGAGAAAACAGTCGATTCAAGTGATCTTGGAAAAAAGGTATTGTGTTTTTATCCTCAATTGAAGATATTCTTATTTTGATATACTGAGTCCCTAATCTTAATTTTCCTTTAAGGACTAGACGTCCCTTATCGGCGCAAAATTTTCCCCCTCCTTGAGTCCCAGATAGGAGTTCTGGCCTGGACGTTTCAATGTCATTAATTCTGAATAATGGGTCGTTTTCTGTTAAAATCACCTGATTCAGTAAACTAAAGGCCACGAGTCCTGTCTTTGTGGTTATGAAGTATACGTACAACCGTGTCTGTTGTTTAGATACCTTGGTTCGTTCATCTACATACAGGATAGAAAAATCTGGGTCGTTCATTATCATATCCAAGAAGAGTTCTTTTTGAAAATACCTGTTTACAATGTAATACGATCCCTTGACTTTACTTTCTTGTGTTGGTCCGTAGTTGGGGGAACCCCCAATTTCGAAGGTGTGAGTTTGAAATACATTGTCTATTATGAATTGTTTCATTAACGCCGTGTCTTCTTCAGAATTGTATATAGATACACTTAAATCAAACTCTGTCAAAATTTCTTCACCAGGATCCTTTCTTAAAATTTTTATCATAACGTCTATAAATTCAGGTCGTTTACTTTGCTTACCCTCTTTGCGTTGCTTAGCTTCACTCATCGCTATTATATTCATAGTTTCTCCCGTTTCGCCAATTGGTGTTGCTTCAATCAATTGTGAAGTGTCTAGTCTTCTAAATTCTGTAATGTCAATGTCTCTGTTAATTTTGTAAAAATTTGATGCAGACACAATAGCCATTCTAAAAACATTGTTGCCCTTATCGTTGACGGCGTCGATGTTTACGTTATTGAATAGTGACAGAGCGGTTGTTTCTAAACCATGTACCTTAAACGACACTTTAATTTTTTCTACGACAAATCTGGTAAAGTCTTCTTTCGCTTTGGGCATCTTGTCTAACTCTTTAAATCTTTTTTCATTTTGAACGGACGTCTGTCTATTAGCGACAACTGCCTTTGTGTAACCACTTTCAATGAATTGTCTTTCTTTCCAAGTTCTTTCTGGGAAGTCCAAATCGAATTCTCTTCCTCCAACACCTTCTTTCAACTCTTCTTCTAGTAGTACAATAACGTAATTGTAGTCTAAATTTTTCATATTGTACGTTATGTAGTAGATTACAAACCATTTTAGGAGATCTTCCTTACTTTCTTCTTCACTTAAATTACCGATATTTCCTTTTTGTATGAACCATCCTGAGTACCTGCTTTCAAACTCGGAAAGTGTTGTCAAAGAGGACTTATTTATTTCCCTTTTTATGTCATCTAGAACACTGACCACCGTGACGCTGTGAATGTCTGTCTCGATAAATTTTGGTTCATCTTTTACCGGTTCGTCTTTTCCGTCACTATTTACATTCCTATACCATAGATACTTGGGTGTAGTTCTCAACTGAGAGGCAATACGTTCTATAACGGTCTTTTGGGTGTCATAGTCGTAAATTTTAAATTCTTTCCCATTTAAAAGCATTTTTCTCTTATTTCTTATTAAGTATCATTTTAAAATCAAAGGAGTATTTTTAATGCTTAACCTCTTGAC